GTCTGCTAAGATAACTACAGACACATTGGAGTTCTCTAAAGTGTGCAAGTCAATAGCAGATGCTGGAGTTCCTGTGAAGTATTTACCTTCTAATATGATTTCAACAGGTCTGTAGTACGATTCTTCTTCTAATGATAATTGGTCGGCTTTAGGTATTGCAGATAATACATCTGCATCTAATCCTGTTGTTATGGTTGGCGTATAGCCAGAAGATGGATTGCGTACTACAGACCTGTTGAAATCATATTAGAAGGTAAATACTTCACAGGAACTCCAGCATCTGCTATTGACTTGCACACTTTAGAGAACTCCAATGTGTCTGTAGTTATCTTAGCAGACAACGATATTTCTACTGCTGAAACTGAATATCAAGGATATGCAGCAGTAGGCACTGTATTAGGTTGTGTTTCTTTGGCAAGTGTAAATGAAAATATTGGCTGGGCTGAAAAATTCAACATTCAATCTTCTGCAGATGAAAGATTTGTAAATGTAGGTTTATCATCTGGACTTAAACTGTCTGCTTACACCGAAGCACAACAACAAACCTTAAACGATAAAGGTTTTATTATTCCAGAACTGATAATCGGCGAAGCAGGAGTGTACTTAAACGATAGCCACACATGTACATCATCAGACGATGACTTTGCTTACATTGAAAATAATCGTACGATTAAAAAAGCAATTCGTTTGGTATATAAAGCATTAGCTCCTAAAGTAAAACGACCAACCAAAGTAGATAAAAACACTGGCTATTTACCTACCGAAGTTATCAAGTTTTACCAAACTACAGCTAAAAGTGCCATGGAAGTATTACTTCGCAACAATGAATGTAGTGATGTAGATGCTTTTATGAATCCAAAACAAAACCTTTTAGCCACCAACGAACTGGTTGTGGAAATCGAAATTATACCTACAGGAACTGCACGTAAAATCAAAGTTCCAATAGGATTTAATAACCCATTTAAAGCATAATTTATGGCATCAAGTGATATAAAACCAAACATCAACGGACACCAACACGCTTGGGCAGATATTCGTGTAAATATCTTAGGCAGAACACTCACAGGCATCACAGGTATCGATTATGATGATGACGAAGATTCGGAGTTTTATCATGGTGCAGGTCAGCATGTAGTTGCCTTTGGCAATGGCAACATTAAAGCCACTTGCAAAATCAAAATCTACAAATATGAGTTAGATGCACTCATTCGCTCAGCCAAAGCAAAAGGTATTCAGAGATTGCAAGATGTAGATTTTTTTGATATTGTAGTTACTTACAAAGAAACAAAAGATGCACCTGAAGTAACCGACATTGTAAGAAATTGCAAGTTTAAAAAAGTGCCTAAAGGTGCCAAAAGTGGCGATACTAAATTAGAAGCAGATATTGACTTAATCTGTAGTCATATAGATTGGAACGAATAATTCATTTTAAAATTATAAATAATGGCAAAACAAAATCAAAATACACCAAAAACTGAGCAGGAGCAAATAGATGCTTGGAAACAACAATATGGCGAAGGTAACATCTTTTGTGTAAGTGTGGCTCACAAAAACGTGAATCCAGACACTAAACTTAAAGCATACATCAAAAAGCCAAGTTTGGTTACTATGAGCAAAATTGCACGCTATGGCGAAGAACACATCAATAAAGCATTAGAAGTATTTTTTGAGGACAGCTATTTAGGTGGCGATCCAGAGATTGAAAAATATGACGAATATAAAGTGGCTGTATTCCAAAAAGCCATGCCAATGTTTGAAGTGCCTGAGGCAGACATCGTAAAGCTTTAGAAGCCTTTAGGATTGAGGACGACGACGACTCTGATGGCGAATTGCACATAGAACATTTGATAGCATTGGTACGCTCTACTTTTGGACAAAGTCCTGAAGATATGACTTACAAACACTTTGCAAAGTTGGCTAACGAGGCAGTGTATTTGAAACAATTAGATTATAAATTAATGAAAAATGCTGTTAAATCAGCTATTTCTGAAATATTAGCATGAGCAATACAACAACTTGGATATTAGACTTACAAGACAAAATTAGCGAACCTATTCGTAAGGTACAAAGTCTGTTTGCTGATACCATGAGCAGTGTAAAAAAAGCTACGCAAGGAGCAACTGCCACTCAGAAAGAATTAGAAGCCAAAATTAAAGGCGTTCAATCTCAGTTAGATGTAGCCAAAGTAAAAATGACTAATTCATTTTCACCTAAGCAAGTAAAAGAAGCTACAGTCGAGGTACAAAGATTAGAAAAAGAACTACACGACATTGCTACCATGCCAATAGGTAAAGGCATGGCAGATGCATTAGCACCAGCAAGAAGCACCATTGGTGGCATTGGCAGAATGTTAGGCGGTTTGTTTGTTGCTGATAGAGCTATACAATTTGGTAAGTCTATTGTACAGGTTACTGGAGAGTTTGAACGATACCAAGCTATGCTAACCCATACATTTGGTTCTCAACAAAAAGCTACAGAATCTATGCAAATGCTACAGGACTTTGCCACTAGCACACCATTTCAGTTAGACCAATTAACCGCCAGTTATGTAAAATTAGTGAATCGTGGATTTGAACCTACACAATCTCAAATGACCAAATTAGGAGACTTGGCATCCGCAACAGGAAAATCTTTTGACCAATTAGCTGAAGCCGTATTAGATGCAGAAACTAATCAATTTGAAAGATTAAATGAATTTGGCATCAAAGCTTCTAAAGATGGAGAGCAAATAACACTTAAATTTAAAGATGTAGAAAAAACAATAGCCAATACACCAAGTGCCATTCGTGAGGCTTTAGTTTCATTTGGCGAACTAAAAGGCGTTGCTGGTTCATCTGCTGTACAAATGGCAACCATTCCAGGCATAATATCTAATATGCAAGATGGTTGGGACAAATTTAAAACTAATTTAGGACAAGCTGAGATGCCAGCCATCAAATCCATTTTTGATAACATCAGAAAAGTAATAGATTTATTAGTTAATAATGTTCCTACTATTATTGATGCATTTACTTCCATTGCTATTGGAGCAGGAATTGCAGCTACAGCTATGGCTATATACAAAGCAGTTACTATTGCCCAATCAATTGCATCAATGGGATTATCTGGCGTTATGGCAAATTTAAAAATGGTTATGATGGCAAATCCTTTTATTGCTGTTGCTACTGCATTAACAGCAGTAGTTTTTGCAGTTATTAAAGCGTGGAAACACTTTGAAGGTTTTAGAAAATTTGTTTATGGACTTTGGGGAGCTATTAAAGCAACATTTTCAGCCATGTGGTCTGTGGTAAAAAACTTCTTTGGTGGCATTGGAGATATGATATCTGCACTAATGAACGGCAAATGGGAAGACATGATTGCTGGTGCAAAACGCACAGGCGATGCTATGGCTCAAGCATTAAATCCTGCATATTTTGCTATGCAAAACAAAGATAACATTATAGCAAAATATAACGAAGAATCTAAAAAAGGCATTAAAAAACAAGATAAAGAAGCTGGAGCTTCATTGCCAACAGAAGCGAACAAAGCAAGTTCTCCATTAGCAACACTTCCAACAGGAAAAAGTACTGGCAGTGGTAGTAGTGCATCAGACGGCTCTGGTAGTGGCTCACAAATTAGAAATGTAAAAACAACAATAAACCATCTGGTAGGTAATATAACTATTAATACTACTACTTTAAAAGAAGGATTAGGAAGTATTAAATCACAAATCACAGAAGCTTTGGTGTCTGCTGTAAGAGATTCAGAAATTGCCTTAGCACAATGATAATTGTATATAACATACCGAGCAATATCAATCAGCAAGAAGCAATTAAAATTCTTGGTTATGATGCTATTGAAGTGGTAGATGCAGACGATGTAACAGAATATTCTGCCTACGGCACACCTATTTTTATGCCTATTCATTTAGGCGATTCAAGCAAAAGCAATGGATTAATAGAATGGAGCGGTGGTGCTATCAATCAATTAAAAATATTATGCTGTGTGGTGGATATTAGCCAAACACGCAATATTGTAAAAACAGAAATACAAGGCAGAGATGGTACAGTGAAAGAGTTTATCTCTAATGGCGATTATCAAGTAAATATCAAAGGAATTTTAAGCAACGATGTTTATACGCCAAATAGAACAAAGCCTACCAAAGGCAACAGAAAATATCCAATTGATGCCGTAGCACATTTGAATGAAATTTGCAAAGCCCCAACTGCCATTCCAATTGAACACAGATTGCTCTACGAATTAGGCATCTATGATATTGTAATTGAAAGTTTTTCTTTTCCAGCCACACCAGGTCGAACCAACATACAAACTTTTGAATTAAACTGTATTAGTGATAGAACTTTTTTATTAGAAGAAAACGAAAATCAAAAAGTACTGAATGCTTAAAGTAGATACGCATATAGAAATTGGCAAATTCAAATTTGATTACTTAACAGAAGTTGAGGTTAATAGCTCATGGAAAAACTTAACGGATACTGCTATTCTAAAATTACCACGTAAGCTATTGACAGGAGACAAAGAAAAGTTACAAAATGTAATCAAAAGAAGTGATAAAGTACTGATTAAAGCAGGATATGATGGCAATTTGAATACTATTTTTACAGGATATGTTGCCTACATAAAGCCCAATATTCCTTTAGAAATTGAATTAGAAGATGAACTATTTAAACACAAACAAAAAAGTGTTCAAGTAAAATCTTGGAAGTCTGCCACAGTAGATGATGTGTTAAAATACTTGGGCATTTCTAAATACGAAACGTTTGGTGTAATTGACTTAGGTACATTCCAAATTGATGCTAATATAAAAAACGAAGCTGGTGTGTTTGATAAAATTAAACAACAATACGGATTGCCTATTTTTTACAAAAATGATACTTTGATAGTGGGCAAACCTTACGGAACATCTACAGCCACAGAGCATACCTTCGCTTTCCAGCACAATATCATTTCCAGCGATTTGGAATACAGAACAAAAGATGAATTGAGAATCAAAGTAAAGGCAATATCCAATTTTGATAATGGCAAAAAAGAAACGATTGAATTAGGCGATGCAGACGGAGAAGAACATACACTTAATTTTTACAACCTTTCCATTTCATCACTCAAAAAACATGCTGAAGCTGAAATAGACAATTTAAAATACGATGGATACAGAGGCAAATTTAAAACCTTTGGTATGCCAAAAGTAAGTATTGGAGATATTGCCATTATAAAGGACAATGAATATCCAGAACGTGCAGGAAAATTTTTTGTAGATAGTGTAAAATACACATGTTCGGTAAGCGATGGATTAAGACAGGAAATAGAATTAGGACCTAAAGCCAATAAATAATGAACGAGGAATTGCTAAAATATTTGAACCAATTAATTGACAAACGCTTACAAAATAAGCTGTCTATTCCTGTGCAAGTAGCACAAGTAAAATCAGTGGATAAAGACAAATGCAGTTGTGATGTTCAATTGATAGAAGGTGCAGAACTGTTTAATGTAAATCTTCGCTCAGCTTTAGATGACAATAAAAAAGGTTTTGTATGCTTTCCTAAAATAGATTCTTTGGTATTGGTGGGTACGATAGAAAACAACGAAAACAACGCATTTGTGTTGATATTTTCAGAATTAACAGACATTACCATTGATGCAAAAATTGTAATAAATGACGGCGAAAACAAAGGAATGGTTAAGCTACCAGAACTCGTACAAAAGCTAAACGCAGTAGAGCAGAAAGTAAATCAGTTGGTACAATGGTCAGCTACACATACACATAGTGGTGTTTTGACAGGTGGTGGCACTTCTGGTGTGGCAGTTGGTGTAAGCGGAACGCTTACGCAAACACAGGAATCAGATTTGGAAAATGAAAACGTAAAGCATTGATACAAGTAGCAGACATATTATTAGATAGCACAGATGATTTGGTCATAATAAACGGAGATTTTGCCATTGGCTATTCCGATGAAATTCATGTGGAGCAAATATTGAAATCTGCAAAAGCTGAGTATAAAAACTTTCCATTGCTGGGCGTACATCTTAACAAAAAAACACTAATGCCAACTTCTGAAACGCAATTAGTGAGCTTGAAAAAGAACATTAAAATACAATTAGAATACGACAATTATAGAGTCAATAAAATAGATGTAAGTAATTTAAACCAAACAATAATCAACTGTGAACGCATACGCTAACATACTATCCAACCAAAACCTTTTGGATATTGCTATACAAGAATATGGCACAGTAGAAGCATGTGTGGCTATTGCCTTTGCCAATGAAAAAAGCATTACTGAATATTTGATACCAGGACAAGAATTGAAACTTCCAGCAGATGCTCCGGCGAATACAGACATACAAAAATACTACAGCCAAAGCCACCTAAAACCAGCCACAGCCAATATAGATGCTGCATTAGAAACAATAATTGTAGATGGCGAGCTTACAGAAATTATACAAGACGCACCACTTCAATTTGCTGAAGAATTTGAATCAGAATTTTTAAACTTTTAAAATAAAAAACATGTCAATACCAAGCACAGACACACAAATGAAGTCATTAATTGACCAAGACATTACGAACAAAACAGGACAAAAAAAGTCCATCACACCAAGCATTTTAGGTAATTTATTAAAAACGATTATTGATTTTTGCAAGTCATTTTTCATAGCTAGCTCAGAAAAAGCACAGCCAAACGGCGTAGCTACTTTAGATACTGAAGGCAAAGTACCTGAAGTTCAGTTACCAGAAAATATAGGTGGTGGTACTTCAATTTCTGACAACGATTTTGAAGTTGCTATTAGAGAAATTGGAGGTGTTAAAACTTTATTTGCTGGACAAAAAGTACCAGCAATGCCAGAGAACTGGGAAAACCTTACAGAACAAGAGCAGAATGCATATTTAGAAAATTTAAAAGGAAAAGGTGTTTTGTATTTTCAAAAATTTGAACAAGATTTTGATGAGCAAGTGC